GTTCAGTTACAAAAGCTTTTGCTAGAGATGTAGAGCAATGGGTCTTTGATAGTTTAGAATCAACAAACACTTTTGTAACTGAACAAGGAGATGTAGAGGATTGGAATAGTGATGATTCTAGATTTAAAGAACAAACCAACAAGAATCTTCAGGAGTACCTAAAACACATCAGAAGCCATATAGATTCGTAATAAGTTTTTCTTACTATTTATTTTTAAACAGTAAATAGTGTTCGACTTATGGCAAAAGTAAAATCAGCTCCATCAACAACTAAGGTAGATAAACCTAAAGTAGCAAGACCGGGAGTACATGCAAAATGCAAGACTTCAAAACTTAAAACTTCTAAGAACTATAAGAAGCTTTATAACGGACAGGGATAGTATGAAACTACTAAAAGTACTTCACGAGAACTACGGAGGACCAGGTGAACTAGTCTTACCAGAATCACATCAAGCTGGAATGAGAGTTACCAAAGGAGGTTCAATGTGCGCTAACTGCGAATACTGGACCGAAGAAGGAAACCTATGTACAAGTAAGTACTGGAAGAAATGGTCTGAGGTAGAGAAAATACCTTATCCTGCAGATGAATACTGCTGTAACTGGTGGGAACCAATGCCTGAAGAAGCTAATGCAGAAGTCTAAACTTATACAACTAGTTAGAGAAGCATTAGATGCCTCTACAACTGCTCCTAATAACATCCCAGGAGGACTAGCTCAGTATGCTACAGTAGGAGATTTAGCTAAAATGCATAAACTACCTCTCGATGAGATTATAAAGCAGATAATAAAAGGGGTAAAAGTAGAATCAGAACATACAACAGATTTGGATATTGCTATGGAAATAGCATTTGACCATGTTTACGAGAATCCTACATATTACGATGATTTAAAAAAAATAGAAGAAGGAGTACACGATCCTGTTCAACCAGGTATCTTAAAAGATAGGTTAGGTAAACTGTCCTGTACAAAAGTAAGAACAGCACATTCAGCATTAGAAGATAAGGGTACTCATTACGGAAAAGCATTACAAAGATACCTAAATTATCATTGCAAATAGTAGATTAATAGAAAATAAATTCATATCTTTAGAAGATGGCAAAATATACAAAAACAGAACTTTCAAAAAAACTTTTACAAGTAGAATCAGCAATTGATACTCTAAGAAAAACTAAAGGTTCAAAATCTGAGCAAGGAGTAATTCAAGAGCAAATCAAACGATTGAAAGAAGTAAAAAACAATCTTTCAACCTTATTAAAAGAGACTACGGTTCCTGCTACACTTTCCTATAAAGGAAACGTACCTGACAAAGTACTTAAAGTAGATCCATCAGATGAAGAAACTATTCAAAACATAAAGACAGATCCAAACATAGATCATGCAACAGTTGGGGTTAAGAGAATAAAAGAAGAAGTAAGAAAATATACTACAGAAGAATCAGCAGCAGTTGGTAAAACAGTTGCTAAATCTCTTTTAAAAGTTCTTAGAGCACAAGGAGATGAAGTTGTAAAAATAAAACTAACAGGACTAAGACCAGATAAGTTTAACATTCATGTTGAATATGGAAATGATAAAGGAGTAGACACTTTTAAATTCAACCTAAACCCAGAAGGAACAGCCATTATCTTAAACCTAGGAAACGAATCAATGGAACTAGTAGACTTTGTGATTACACAGGGTAATACTGTCTCTCTACCGGCTCCTGACCTAGAAGATAAACTAAGTGATGCAATGAAAAAGTACGTTGGAGAACCAGTAGATAACGAATTCGGTCAAGCAGAACAGCCTATCTACGAAGATGATCACTTACAGTCAGATGATGAATCTTCAATGGCACAAGCACAATTAAAATCCATTCAATCCAATGCAAGTAAGTTAATGGATATAATAGGAGACGATGAGCAATTAGATGCATGGGTTCAATCTAAACTAACCAAAGCAGAAGATTACCTAGATGCAGCAGCAGGATATCTACACTCAGAAGAAGACCAAGCACCTGTTACATTAGCAGTAACATTAGATGAAATCTCATTTAAGATAAACGGTTTAGGTAACTATACAAGTATTAAAGGAGATAACGAAACAATTACAGGAAGAGACCAAGGAGGAACAGTTAGAACTTTTACAAGAAAGAGAATAGAACAAGATAACCCGGGAATCTTTGATAAACAGCCAAGAGAAAGAAAGCCAAGAGAGATAAAACCTCAAGGAGTTCGTCCTTATTCAGAAGCACAGTATAGAAAGATCTTACAAGGAGCAATTGATGATGCAGGTAGTACAGAATTTGCTTACGATATAGCAGACTCTATGATATACGATCCACAAATACTTGCTAGGCTTAAAAAAGACTACCCAGGAGACTCAGCTAGAGAGTTAAAACAAAGACTTCAATGGGATTTAGAAGCTTGTGATTCACCAGAAGATGATTACGATGATGACTATGAAAGTGAAGTAGCAGAAGCAGTACTAAATGAAAAGAAAGCTACATATTGCGGAAGATGTGGACATACCCATGTTAAGGGTACACCTTGTCCAAGACCTTTTAAAGAAGGTGTAGTAGCAGAAAAACTAGGGCCTAAATCTAAACCGGAAACATACATAAAAGACTTCAAAAAATCAGATGCTCCTCAATTTAAAGGAAAATCAGCAGAGAAGAAAAGGCAAATGGCCATAGCAGCTTATATGTCAAACAAAAATGAAGCATTAGATGCAGTAGGAAAAGAGGATGACGATATTAACAATGACGGAAAAGTCGATAAAACAGATAAGTACCTAAAACACAGAAGAGATGTTGTTTCTAAAAAACTGTCAGAAGGAGCAATAAAAGATTTATTTAAAGACCCAATGCAGGCTGCAGATGCTAGAGGATGGATTAGAAACCCTAAACTATCAGATACTGAAAAAAGAGATAAAATTAAATCTGTAATGAAAGATCCTTCTAAGTTTAATGACTTAATGGATGCTTTTACAGATGAATTAGGAAACGTAAAAAATGCAATCTCTAAAAAAGAACTAAAAGAAATAATGCTAGAAGCATACGTTGAAATTCTTCAAGAGGAAGAAGGAGCAGTTCTTAAAACATCTACAGAAGAAATACTAGGAAAATTTCCTACAGTTAAAAAAGCATTAGTATCTTTATTCACACAAGAATATCCAGAATTTGTAACAGATGTAAGATGGGTAGTACCAAAACCTTCCACATTCGCAGTTGATCTTAAAAATGGTCAATCATTCAATATTAAATGGATGGGTAAAGGATTTGAAGCACAAATTGAAGGTAAAAAATACTATTTAGATAAATTAGCAGAATACCAACAAGCGTTAGATAAGATAAACGATCTTCTTAAAAACGGACCGATTACAACTGGTGAAGAACCAGGTGGAGAAGAGTTTGGAGCACCAGCAGCAGAACCAGCAGCCGGAGGCGGAGGTGGTGGAGACTTTCCAGGTGGAGAAGCCGGAGGCGGTGAAGAACCAGCACCTGAAGGTGGAGAAGAAGGCGGAGAAGCAGCAGCAGCAGAATTTGAAGAAGAAACACCAGAAGCACTTTAATAAAAATAAGTTATGAGCGTAATAGATAAAGTAGTTAACGAATGGGCATTCCGATGTAAGAAAGGATACCCAGATATGAATAATCCTGATGATATGAAAATATTAAAAGAGATTTATTCTGAATACGGGGTAGTATTAGAGGAAGAAAAGCCTAAGGAGGAGGTTGATAATCAAGCTTTGTTATCACAAATAGCAACACTACTACAGGCTGAAAAAGGAAATAGTAAGCTTCTAACAAGAATCTATAGAACATTAACTTCAAACCCTTCTATTGATGCACTTAAGCAAAAATTAGAGGATGCAGGTATTGGGAAAAACACTTTTGATAATAGAAATTTATTTAATGAAATAATAACAATTTTACAAAAAGGAGAAAAGAGCGATATAGGAAGTTTAGTAAAATACTTAGAGCAATCTAAGATACCAAAAGAGGGTAATATCTATACACAAGTACCTGAACTCCCTACTCAAAAACTGCAAGCAATAGGTAACCTAACAGGTGCTAAAGGAACTACAGCTATGGGAAAAGGAGAGATACTATTCCCATTAATATTCTCAGATATTAAACTTAGAATCAGTGATGCAGGAGATTTTACTAGAAATGGTAAAACCGTAGAACTGAAAGCCATTGGAGTCGGGAAAGAGGGCAAACAATCGGGTGGAGGAAGGTTTGGAGTTGCAAGAGCGTTTGAAAATTACGAACCCCTTAATACGAATGTAGCAAAAGGTTTTAGCCAAGCTATGAAAAACGATTACCTTTCCTTCTCAGAAGAGGAAAAAGATAAACCACTTTCTAATATTAATAAGTACATACAGAAGATATATCCAGGATCCTCTCAAGTTGTAGATAAAAGTAATATACAATCACTTAATATTCTTTTACAAAAAGCAGCCATAGAGAGTTACGTCTCTATAAAAAAAATAGATGAATTTCTACTTTTTAACCCCATTACCGGAGATTTCAAACTAATAACACCAGCAAAAGCATTAGTAGACCTTGCAGGCACCCCGGAAGTAGGTCTTACTACCGCTACAGTACCGCAATTAATATCTTTTAACTAAATAACAAACTATTTATAAACAAAAATAAAACACAATGGCAGATAATTTTAATTTAAGAACATTCTTAACAGAGAATAAACTTACAAAGAATACACAAATTCTTAAAGAAGGAAGTGATTACGGATTTGATGAAGTAATGGATGCAATAGCAGACGACTTTACACCAGGTACCCCTGAATTTCAACAAATGGAAGATGCAGTACAAGATGCATTCCACAACGGACAAGTAGACACTTCAGAATTTAGTCACGATCCATCAGCTCCAGGTAGAGAGATGAGAGCAATTGCTAATCAAATTGGATTAGGTGACGAACAAGCTAATGACATCGAACAAGCACAACACGATATTGAAAGACAATTTGAAGAAGGAGTAAACGAAAGTACTTTAACTGATAAAGAAAGACGTCTAGTAGAGATGGTTCAAGATGCTTTAGGAGAAGAAAATGTAGACTATACAATGGGACGTCAAGACGATCCAAACCAACTTCCAAATCCCGCTCCAGAATTAAACATTCCAGAAGGAGAAGAAAGCATTGAAGAAGCAAAACCTCTTCCAAAATACAATTCAATTGAAGAATTGATGAAAGAGATTGAGAACGGAACTAACGAAGCAGCTCATAAATACAAAATGGATGAGATGAAAAGAGTTTACGAAGCACTAGAGGCTAAGGTAGGATCTTTAGAAGAAGGAGAGCATGCTGAACACATCGATCAAAAAGCTGTTAAACAAATGCGTAAAGATATTGCAGCATTAAGAAAAGCAGAAGAAAAACTAAGAAAAGAATTCGACAAAAAATTCACAGGTAAAGAGAAAAAAGAAACTCCTAAAAAAGATAAAGAAGTAGTAGCTTTACAGGAAGGATTTGACTTAAGAAAATACTTAGCAGAAAACAGAAAATAGTATCATTGAATAAGTAAACAAGCCCACTCAAAAGGTGGGTTTTTTTATATCCACATATTTATAATATATAAGTATATAATATGTCACAACAAGATATCAAACAAATAGTTGCACAAGAGTATATAAAGTGTGCAAAAGACCCGGCTTACTTCATGAAGAAGTATTGCTACATACAGCATCCAACTCGAGGTAGAATTTTATTTAACCTTTATCCATTCCAAGAAGGAGTATTACATTTATTCAGAGATGAAAAGATGTTGATAACTCTAAAATCAAGACAGTTAGGAATCTCTACATTAGCCTCAGCCTACGCTTTATGGTTAATGATCTTCCATAAAGATAAAAACGTATTAGCATTAGCAATTACTCAAGCAACAGCTAGAAACCTTGTAACTAAGACGATTTTCATGTATGAGAATCTACCAAAATGGTTACAATTACCTTTTACAGAGAAGAATAAATTATCATTAAGACTTAAAAACGGTTCTAAAATAACAGCTAAATCATCTAATGCAGATGCTGCCCGTTCAGAAGCGGTATCTCTATTATTAATAGATGAGGCAGCTTTTATTGATAATATCGAAGAAACATTTACTGCAGCACAACAAACACTTGCAACAGGGGGTCAATGTATGGCTCTTTCTACTCCAAATGGTGTAGGAAACTGGTTTCATAAAACATGGGAAAAAGCAGAAGCAGGAGAGAATGGATTTGTACCTGTTAAACTAAAATGGGATGTGCATCCTGAAAGAGCACAAGACTGGAGAGATGAACAATCAAGACAATTGGGGGAGAAACATGCCGCTCAAGAGTGTGATTGTGACTTCCTATCATCTGGAGATTCGGTAATAGAGGTTGAAAACATGGCTTTCTACGAAGAGACATATGTAAAAGATCCAATGGAGAGAAGAGGAGTAGATGGAAATCTATGGATATGGGAATCACCTGACTACAGTAAATCCTACATGGTTGTTGCCGATGTCGCTAGAGGGGACTCTACCGATTACTCTGGCTTCCACGTCTTTGATATTGAAAGCTG